GGGCGGCGCGGGCGGCGGCGGCGGAGGCGGCGGAGGCGGCGGAGGCGGCGAGGGCGGCGTAGACTATTGCTCGTGCCTCGTGGACATCTTCGATGTCCGTTCTGCCCTCGCACCACTCCCTAGTGATGTGTATCGCAAGCATAAATGCCTGGAGAACTTCGGCGTTCTCCGTGTGCTCCCATGTCGTCTCAGCGCAATCACAGCAAGCTTGCACGAGCAACTTCCTATCGATACTCATCCTGCCGAGCAGCCACAACATCCAGTCCCCGCGCTGACATTCATCCCATGCTTTGCGCAAGTCGCGCGTCCCGACCCAGTTGACAGCGGCAGCGCAAGCACGCATAGACCGCAACTGATATTGTAGAGTGCTCATGTCTATCTCCCACGCGATTGTCGAGCATCTCGCATTTGGTGATCGTGATGCGGCTTGAAATCTCGCGCGGGCCGCGCTGCGACGCGGTAGCGACACTCGCTCATGCGCCCTCCCCTTTGGCGATTGCAGCGCGGGCAATATCTGCGAACGTTTGACCCGTCTCTTGATCCGTTGTCCAATATCCGGGGCAACGCTCCATAGCCCGAAGTGCAGCCAGCAATGCAGCGACAATCAAGAGATAGTCCGATGTGTGCTTACTCATCACGCCCACCTGTATTGGGGAAGTGCGTCCCCGTGCCGTGCGCGCAGCTCAGCGTCGATACTATCGCGCGGGCCGCGCTGCAACCGCACGTCCGCACGCTCGCGCTCAAGCCGCTCGTGCTCGGGCCAGCACTTCGCGGCGAGGTCATCCATCAGAATCAGCGCGGCATCCTCGATCGATTCGGGCTCGTCGGTGGTCACGGTATCGTCGAAGTAGTCGAGCGATGAACCATCATCGTCCAGCGCTTCAACAGCGACCTCGACCTGCGGGCAGAACAGATGGCCGACGGGGATGGCTTCGCGCTCGTGCAGACGGATGCGGTACTGATGTCCGTCGTGCGTCATCGTGCAGCCGTCGGTGATAAGGGCGGGGGTCATGCGGTCTCTGATCTTTTTCCAACGGCAGCCGTAATCAAAGCGTAATCGTCAGGGGCGTCCAGGATATCGGCTATCTCGCCCAGTGTTTCAACTGCGCCAGCTAGCGGCGTCTCTGAAGGATTTTTGCGCCATGTATCGACAGCTGCGCGGATAGTTTCAAGTTTGCTCATCGTCGCCACCCTCATAGAAAAATTTGAATGTGTCGTCTTGCGGTTACTCATTTGATCCTCTTTTTGCGAGTGTGCGCAGCAATTCGGCCGCTTCCGTTAACGCACTAATAGTTGCGGGACAATTCTCGTTTGTTAATGCCCGGATCGTATCTAATTGCGAAGCAACCGCTAACGCTCGAAAACACGCGGCCTGATACGCAATCAATTCCATATATTCCGGCGCATCCATACATTCGCGCGCAAGGTCGTGCGTTACTGAGTTTAGATACTCATCGCCAGCGTTTGATTCGATTCCCCATAACTCACGATGTGCCCCGCTTGCCTCGTGAGTTACGACTATTCCCACATAATGCCATTCGTCATTACACCATGCGCGCAAGTATTCAAAATCCGCTTGTACCGCTACCGCAGCTACTTGATGGGGAGTTAATCCATGTGATGCGGCACGTTCCCCCGGTCCCCAGTGATCACGCAATGCAATTGTGATAGCTGCTTGCCAGTCATACAGATACGCGCTGCTAACTCCTCGTTCTGATAAATAACGTTCACCTGGACGCTTAGGAATAGCGGGGTTGCGCGATATTTGTCGTACCGGCCCATGTCCGTCCGACATTTTCCACGGTACCAGCGACCCCTCGTTCGTAACAATTTCAACATTGAACATTACACCGTCAACGATCAATGTATCTTTGCTTTCAACGTTACTCATTTGGATCGCCCTTTCAATCTTTTGCAATGTGCAATTTTGGTCAAATACGGCAATACGCCAGCTTCGATGTTCAGATCAAGCGACATACATCCTGTGCCGCTGCTATTGCCTCGGCGCGGGTTTTGTAGGGACCAAAGGGCTCGCTGTCGGGGAGGCAGCCAGGAAAGCGGAACCAATAGAACCAACCACCCTCGATGCACTCCTCCTCGATCATCGTGTCGAACATCGCGTCTCGGGTACGTGAGTTCACGCCCGCCAAACGAAATTCAGGGCGTTTCATGTACTCGTAGATTGCGTCTTCCCAACGCTCTGCCGTTTCACGCGCGGTCATCTCGAAGACTTCCACATCAGGCAGCCCATGCTCGTCGTCCTGCTGGTAATCACTGTAGTGTTGGCTCACGTCCCATTCCCCATCATCATGTCCACCCCTCTATTATCGTCCCCCAGCCGAGAAGATCAAGCCCGACCCGACGAACGGTCGGTTGGGGGCTGAGTTGCTGCCTCATCCGAACGGCCTCCCCTCCTCCCCATCCATTCATCCCTGTACCCCCCGGGCATTTCCCGGGCCCGGGCCCGGGCTGGCGGCCTGAGAATGTAAGTGTTGTAAGATTACAACAAAAAAAATATCTATACCCTTACTATCTACGCGGCCGCCTTGCGCCGGCATATGCCGGTCCCCCATAGGGATGAATGGATGGGGAATACGCTATTTTGGGGCGTAGCGACTAGCGGGAGTGGGGGATTGACATGGCGGGAATAGGGGAGGAGTGGGGCTCGCTTCCTTAGATTTACCTCTCAGCAGTCTAGAGATCGTACTCTCTCCGGGGTGAGTGAGCAATCACTGCGCCGACCGGTCACCGACCGTTCGTCGGGCCAAACCGACCGCTAGTCTGGCGAGACCGACCGTCCGTCGGCCCGAGGAGAGGGAGATGTGAGTGCTCACTCCCACCAGAGGAGAGCGAAGACGCATTCCCGGTAGACGAAACCCCGGGGGGTGAGCCCCCCGCAGACACCCCGGCCGGAGGACAACGGCGCTAGCGCCGTTGTTGCGCCCGAGCGTCACTCCCACACCCCAACCCACCACCCTTTGTTGCGTGGATACAACACCACCCCACACCACACCACACCACTGATATGTGGCATATCAGTGGGGAGTGTCGTAGCTGGGCTACGATTGGGCCGGTGGGTGCTCACAAAGCCGGATAGTGAGTGGAATTCTACCCATTTGGGCTTGGGGATATACTCATTCGGCGCCGGGTTGCGTGGAAAGCGACCCGGGGGTATGATCGGAGTGAGTCATCACTCCGAGAGGTGGTCGCGTCGTGGCACAGGTTCAGCTCCAGAGGGTGAGGTATAACCATGATAAGGTTATTGATTTAGTGCTGAGCGACCCGTGGATCAGCCAACGGGAGATTGCGGGCCATTTCGGGATCACGGAGAGTTGGCTTTCGGTCTGCATGAACTCCGAGTCGTTCAAGGAAGCGCTGGCGGCCCGGAAAGAGGAGATTGTTGATCCGATTCTAAAGGCCGGGATCGAGGACAGGCTCAAGAGTGTACTCCAGCTCAGCCTGGAGGTGTTGGACGAGAAGCTGAGGGACCAGAGGAACGGGAATCTTGCGGTGAGGGTTCTGGAGCATGGTTCGAGAGCGTTGGGATATGGGGCTCGTCCGGTGGGTCCTCCGGTGCAGGTCCAGACGTATGTTGCTGTGGTGCCTGCGAAGGCTCTTAATGCTCAGGCGTGGGTCGCGGATCACGCGCCAGGCGCACTCGAAGCCCCCGTCGAGGCTATCCAGATCACGCAGAGGGTAGAAGTGAACCCCGGGGGCCCCGTTAATGAGGGACAGACACTTTGACCCTAGTCGAACAGCGCGCCGTCCTCTGGGCCTATCTCCTCCTGATGGTCGAGCAACAGGATATGCACGGAATTCGCGATGCGTGTGTGGATATTGAGAAGTTGGATGCGAGGATAGAGGAGCAAAATGCCTGATCAGTCGTCGAGTGACCCCCAGATCCTCTCCAAGGTGCTCCGGACCAAGCTCGGGCTACCCTGGGAGCCGCGCTGGGACACTGCCCAGTTGCCTCCCGAGGCCGTGACCGCGGACCAGAACCTCTTCCGCGCCGGGGGTGGGTATGCGCCGCTGCCCCAAGCCAATATGGGCACCATGCAAGCGGCCCGCGACCTCGCCAATCCGCTCGTGCGCCAGCAGCTCGGCCTACCCCCGCGGATCATGTAGATTGTCAACCCAATTGTCAACCTAGTTGTCTAAATCCCCTTTACAATCAATAATTTGGGCGCCCCAGGCTGGGCCTCAAACCGCCATGATCGCCTGCCCCGTGTTCGAGGTGTTCTACGGTGGGGCGCGCGGTGGGGGAAAGACCGATGGCATGATCGGGGATTGGCTCGATCACTCCGCGGCGCACGGTGAGCATGCGATCGGGGTGTTCTTCCGCCGCACCTATAAGCAGCTCGGCGAGGTGATCGCCCGCACGAAGCAACTCTTCCCCAAGATTGGTGCGAAGTGGAATGGGGAGAGGGACGAATGGACCATGCCCGGAGGCGCCCGCCTCCTCTTCCGCCACCTGGAGCGCGACGAAGATGCCGAAAACTACCAAGGTTGGAACATTTCCCGCCTATACGTGGAAGAGGTTACGAATTTCCCCTCTGCGGCTCCAATCAACAAGCTGCGCGCAATTGTTCGAAGCACTGCTCCAGGAGTTCGGCCCGGAATGCGCCTCACAGGTAATCCTGGAGGTCCGGGTCACGCCTGGGTTAAGCGGCGCTATATCGACCCTGCGCCGGCAGGGTATGAGATCCTAGCGGAGGAGTTCCAGAATCCTTGGACGCGGGAAACGGTCAAGCTGGAGAGGGTCTTCATCCCCGCCAAACTCATCGACAACCGCCTGCTGATGGAGAACCAGCCGCTCTACGTGGCGCAGCTCCAGCAAGCCGGCTCCAAGCAGCTCGTCGATGCGTGGTTGCTGGGCAAGTGGGAGATGATCGCCGGGGCCTTCTTCACCGAGTTCGACCCCGTGCGCCACATCCTGCCGGCAAGCTTCCTCTCCAAAATCCCGAAGCACTCCCTAATGTTCCGCTCGTTCGACTGGGGCTTCGCCAAACCTTTCAGCGTGGGGTGGTATGTCGTCTCTGATGGATCTTTCGGACTGCCTGCCGGCGCACTTGTCCAGATTAGAGAGTGGTACGGGTGCACCGGAATCCCCAATGAGGGTCTTCGCCTCGATGCACATGTTGTGGCTCGCGGGATCAAGGCGGCAGATCGTGAGTTGCTTGATGGACATGGACTTCGCCTTCGATATGGTGTGGCTGACCCCTCAATCTTCATCCGAGATGGCGGCCCTAGTATCGCGGAGGCAATGTATGGGCAGGGCGTGATGTGGAACCGGGCGGATAACAAGAGGGAGCCGGGGTGGCAGCAGATCAGGCGCCGGCTCAATGGGGATGTGGGCAAGCCCATGCTCTACTTTCTGGAGACCTGTGATGACACCATCCGCACTCTCCCAGTGCTCCAGCACGACTCCCGCGTCCTGCATAACGAGGATCTGGACTCCGAGGGGGAGGACCACGCAGCCGACAGCCTGCGCTATGCGTGCATGTCCCGCCCCTGGGTCGTCGGGTTGGAGCAGCCGCCCCGCCTGAACTTCCCCAAGCTCCCCCAGGAAATGACCTTCGCAGACCTACTTGCAGCCAACACCAAAAGGCGTATGATGGGCGAAGTAAGCGCTAACTTGGAGCCTTGAGCCCATGTCTTTCAACAACGTCACCAATCCGGCCCCTTCTGAGTATACCCAGATCAGCGGTGCCACAACCGTCACGATTGGCCCCACGGTGGCTACCTATGAAGGCTTTGCGGTGGTGACTGCCGGTACTGCAATCACAATCTATGACAATAGTGCGGCCTCAGGCACGTTATTGGTCAATGCAGCCCCCACTACCACCCTCGGCTACCAAGCTTTTTGTCCGACAGACGGCCTGCAAAGCAAATCAGGCTTTTTGACCGTTGTGACTACGGGGGTGGGGGTGGTGAATGTCTTCTATGCCCGTCAGATTCCCTAGGAGCCATCCATGAGCACTCTCTTCTTCGGCTACGTCGTCCCCTATGGCTCGTTTGCCTTCCTCGGTGGCCTTGCCGGTTGGTACGGGCATATGCACTTTGGAGCTAAGGCCCAGGCGGTCGCCAACAGCGCCGCCGCGGTGGTGTCAGAAGTCAAGAAGGATATCTGACAACATGCCGCCCGTCTCCGAAGCCCAGCGCCGCGCCATGAGGGCCGCGGCGAGCGGCCACTCCACCCTTGGCATCCCGAAGAGCGTCGGGCAGGAGTTCTCCGAAGCCGACGAGGGCGGCAAGCTACCCAAACGCAAGCGCGAAGTCATGAAGGTTCGATCCGAAGGCCACCACGCCACATTCCGCAGGGGAAAGTCATGAAAGTTACTCGGGAAGGTCACCACGCTTCGTTTCGCAAGGGTGTTCGGGGCACACTCGGCAAGCAGGAGTACGACTCCCACGGCGGGGTCTCGAGCAAAGGGGTCGAGCGCCAGCACGAGGGGATGGTGCAGAGCGTGGAGTATGGTGGGCGCAACCAGACCTCCACCTCCCACAAAATCCCCCAGCAAAGCGGCGCGCAAGCCTCCCATCCCCACCACGGTCCCAGCGGTGCCACCATGCACGAGCGGGAGAAGCTGGGGGAGAAGGGCCGCAAGCAGATCCACGAGGACCGCCACATGGCGCTGGCCAACACCGAGGACGGTGAACTGACGGCGAACGCCACCCGCGACCCCAACTTCTCCCAGCGTGAGCACCACAACGGGAAGGCGGATCTGAAGGGCGCGATGGGCGATTCCGCCAGCTTCCACTACGAGGGCCACGAGGCCGGCTCGGAAGACCTGCGCGACAACCTCGGCTCTGAGCGCAACCGCGGCTACGGCCAGCCCCAAGCCGGCACCACCACCCTGCCGGGCCGCCCCGCCGGCAAGGATCACGTCCACGGCCTGGGCACCCAAGGCCCGAGCGGCTTGCCCGCCCACGAACACGGCGCCTCCGAGTACCACGCAGGCGCGCGCGGCACCGCTGGCGGCCACCCCACCACCGACCACCTCGAAGACGGCACCCGCGGCACTCACGGCCTCGCCTCCCACCAATTCGCCGCAGAGCACCGCGTCCCTCAAGAGGTCAAAGAAGCCCTCGCCCGCACGCTGGTCCGGCGCCGCTAGGGGCGCCGTGCCGGCCTTCCAGCTCCGCATCAATTTCCAAACGGGCTCGACGACGGTCCCGTTTGGGACGGTCATCGACCATTGGGTGCTTTCCCCCAGCAGCGGACCGGCCACCCTGCCTAGTGGCACCGTCGCCGCCACCCAGCAGTACGTGACCTACACCCGCACAAACACCTTCCCATTCGGCCCACCCCCACCCGGCACCTACGTGGTGAGTGCGCAGGCGTACGACGCAAGCAACAACCTGATCGGCAATCCGATCCCAGTGAGCTTCACCGTCCCCGACCCGATCGGCCTGGCCCCCACCACCATCCCCGTGACCGCGAAAATTGTGGGGGCGGCGGGCGCGAATACGTTCGTTCTCCGCTTCGTGGCCCAATCTCTGGGCAACACGGGCCAAACCCTCGACCATACAGTGGTCACCCTGACCGGCCCGGTGAACACCTCCCAGAATCTACCCGCGGGCCAGCAGACCCTGACCTTCTCGGGCATGATCAATGGGGATTACAGTTGTTCACTCCAGTCGGTGGACATCTTGGGCGCAAACATCGGCCCCCCGATGACCGGCCGCCTCTACTACTTTGACGACACCCAGGTGCCGATCGCGCCCCTCGTGGCCACCACCCCCGCAATCGCCCTGACCATCCCCTACACCAACGCCCAACCCGGACTATGAGCGATCTCAAGCAAGGAAGTCCGGAGTGGTGGTGTGCTCAAATCCAGGACCGCACCAAATCCTTGCGCAAGCTCTGGCTGGATCGTGCTGACAAGATCGTCGCAAAGTATGAGATGGAGGACCGCTCAACCGAGAATGCGGTTTTCAATATCCTCTACTCCAACACCGAGACACTGCTGCCGGCACTGTACAACAGCACTCCCCGGCCCGACGTCTCCCGCCGCTACACAATGGCGACGGCGGAGCGGCGGCTTGACTCCGCCGTCGGTCAGGTGGCGGAGAGACTGCTCGAATACAGCGAAGACTCCTGCACCACCGACTATGAACCCTTCGATCAAGCCGTCCGCTCGGCTGTGTTGCACGCCCTTGTGCCTGGGATGGGGCAGATTCGGGTGCGAATGCTCCAGGAGGAGGGGCATCAGGAGTTGGTCTATGACTCCCTCGCCTACGACCGCTTCCTATGGTCCTACGCGCGCAAGTGGTGTGATGTCCAGTGGGTGGCCTTCGGCTATGACCTCACCCAGGAGGGCTTCGAGAACCAATTTCCGGAATTCTGTAAGACTGCGGAGTACAAGAAATGGGCCATCGGCGGGTGGAAGGGACTGAAGGACAAATTCGACCAAGATCCGACCAATCTGCCCCGAAACTGGGAGACCGGCCAGCGCATGCAGCCCGCACTGATCGTGTGGGAGGTGTGGGACCACGCGGAGCGCTGCATTTACTTCATCTGTGACCAGTTCCGCAAGCGCTTCCTCAAGAAGGACGGGTACCCCTTCGAGATGACTTCGAAGTTCCCCTGCCCGAGCCCTCTCCAACTGGTCAAGCGGAACAACAATCTCACTCCCAAGGCCCCGTACGAGCTGTATGAGGACCAGGACAAGGAGCTGCAAGAGGTCTCGCGCCGTTTCCTGCGGGTGGTTAAGGCAATCCGCGCGCGCGGTGCCTACGACAGCCGCCTGACCGAACTGGAGAAGATCTTCAGCCAGGATTCGGACAACGCGCTGGTGCCGATGGAGGGGGCGAGTTCGCTCGGGGATGGCGCCGACCTCTCCAAAGCGATCTGGATGGTCCCGATTGACACGCTGATCACTACAGCCACCAAGCTCGCCGAAGCCCGCGAGCAGATCAAGCAGACGATCTACGAGATCACCGGGATCGGGGACATCCTGCGTGGGCAGGGGGAGGCCGACGAGACGGCCGCGGGTGCGGCGATCAAGAACTCCTGGGGCACCCTGCGCCTAAAGCGCCTCCAAAACGACGTGAGCTACTTCTGCCGGGACCTCTTCCGTATCGGCTTCGAGTTCATGTCCAACCTCTACACCCCCGCCACCGTCCAGGACATCACCAAGCTCGAATACCTCTTCGCTGCGGAGAAGAAGCAGTACCAAGTAGCCATGGGCCGCTTCCAGCAGCTCCAGCAGCAGGCCCAGATGGCCTACCAGCAGGCCGCTCAGCAGGCCCAGGCCCAAGGAGGTCAACCTCCTCTCCCACCACCCCAGCAGCCTCCCCCTGTCCCACCCGACAAGCTGCGGATGATGGACTTCCCCGTCTGGGAGGAAATCCTCCAGGTGATGCGCGATAAATTTGAGCGCACCTACCGGATCGACATCGAGACCAACTCCACGATCGATCTGGAGGCCACCGAAGATAAGCAATCAATGTCGGAGTTCATGAACGCTTTCGGTCAGATGGCTGCCGGACTGCAAGCCATGGCCGAAGGTGGCCTGATTCCCTTCGACGTGACCAAGGAGATCATCGGAGAGTTGCTGCGCCGCTACCGCTTCGGCCGGCGGGTCGAGCAGATGCTTGAAATGGCCCAGCCGCCTCAAGGCAACCAAGGCGCGCAGCAGGCGGCCCAAGCCGCCCAGGCCGCCCAATTCCAAGCCCAACTCGCCGGTGCCAAGTCCGAGACCCAGGCCGTGCGCGAGCAGATGGAGCGGGAGCGCGCCCAGTTCGCCAAGGAGAAGGTCGAGTGGGCAGGCACGCTCAAGATGAAGGAGATTGCGCTGACTTCCGCCAAGGGGGAGGCTTCCCTCGATAGCAAGATCGCGGACCACAACTTGGCGGCCAAGGATGCGGGCCACGCAGCGGAGAAGTTAGGACTCACTAACCAGATTGGAGGCGTCCAGCGCAACCTGGAGATGGAGCGCTTGAACGGGCAACGGCAGGGGCTTAGTCACCAGCAGGAGTTGTTCGGTCGGGACCAGAAGCTAGGGAACCTGGAGACCGAAGGCCTGCTGCGCGACCACGAGCACAAATCCCAGCTCGGGGCCAAGGATCAGGAGTTGGCCAGCCTGCGCGCCGCGGCCACTGTTGCCGGCAAGCCGGGTTGAGAGTATAGTAAGCACTCACTATGCCAATTTACGTCTACCGCTGCCCCAACTGCGAACACGCGTTCGAGGTCTTCCGCTCGATTGACGCGATGCAGCAGCACGAGGACTGCGAGCGTTGTGGGGGCTCGTCCTACAAGGTGCTCACCCCGCCAATGATCTCCATGGACAGCTACACCAGCTATTCCTGCCCAATCACCGGCAAGCAGATCGAGGGCCGCCGCGCCCACATCGAAAACCTGAAGCAACACGGCTGCCGCGTCTACGAGGCCGGCGAAACCCAAGAGTTTGTCAAGCGGCGCACCGCGGAACAAGAGAAGGCCACCGATGCCATGCTCGACCGCATCCTGCCGAAATCCCTAGGAGACACCATTGGATAACGATCAGCCCAGCATTGAAGAGACGATGTCCGAGACTCTTGCCTCGATTGAGAGTGCGGAGAGTGGTGGGGGTGATTCCACGCCCGGTCAAAGAGACGCCCCTGGGGGCGCCCCCATTGCCGACCAAGGTGCCTCAGGCCAGCAGCCCCCTGCCCAAACCGCCGCCGAGGCATGGCGCGCCATGCCCAAGTCGTGGCGCAAGGAGATGAGCGAGTACTGGGGCCGCCAAGACCCCCGCGTCCAGCAGTACATCCACGAACGCGAAGAGCAGGTCCAGCGCGGCATCTCCCAGTACAAATCCACGGCCGACCAGTGGGGCAACGTAATGAAGCCCTACGAGCGCTACGTCAAGCAATACAACCTGAACCCCCACGAGATCACCTCCAACCTGCTCGCCGCCCACACCATCCTGAAGTTCGGCACCCCCGAGCAGAAGGCCCAGGTGGCCGCAATCATGGACCGGGACTACGGCCTGCGCCAGTTCTACGGCCAGAACGGTCAAGTTGCCGCCCCGGCCCACGAACAAATCCTCTCCCCCCTCCAAAACCGCCTCGCCCAAGTCGAGGCCCAGCTCCAGCAGCGTGCCCTCTCCGATGCTTCGAGCGAGGTGGAACGATTCATCGCCGACCCCGCCAACGAGTTCGCCAGCGATGCGGCCCCCCGCATGCTCGAACTGCTCGAAAGCGGCAAAGCAGCCTCCCTGCGGGAAGCCTACGACGTGGCAACTCGGACCGACCCTGCCCTCTTCGAGAAAATCATCGAAAAGAGGGTCCAAGCGGCGGCTCGACCCACGGGGCGCCCGCCCGTCAACGTTCGTCCCTCCGCCTCGCGAGCACCCTCGCCCCAAGGCGAACGCGGCACGATCGAAGACACCATGCGCGAGCAATTGCGCCAAATCAACTCTCGATAGGAGCCAACAGTGGCATCCCCCAATGCAGTCTTCACGGAACTGGTCACGACCACGTTCCGCAAGCACTATGATGAGCTGAAGGACAACGTCACCCGGAACAACGCCGCCCTGCGCAAATTCCGCAAGATGGGCAAGTTCCGTAAGGAAGACGGCGGTCTGAGCATCGCAATCCCGCTCGAATATGCAGAAAACGCGACGTACCAGCGCTACAGCGGGTACGACGTGTTGAATGTGAGCCAGTCGGATGTGATGACGGCAGCCGAATACCAGTGGCGCCAAGTGGCGGTCAACGTAGTGGCCTCAGGCCGCGAACTTCGCATCAATTCGGGTTCGGAGCGCATCCTAAATCTGGCGAAGAGCCGGCTGAAGAACGCCATGAACACCTTCAACAACAACTTCTCGTTCGACATCTACTCGGACGGCTCTCTGAGCAACCAAATCAACGGTCTCCAGTCCATCATCCCCGATTCCGGCCTGAACACCATTGGCGGGATCAATGGGAATACGTGGACCTTCTGGCGTCCGTGGGTCCAATCGGCCGCAGCCCCCCTCCAAGGTGGTTCAGCGGTGGTGGTCGGCCCGAGCACGATCGAAGGCCTTATGCTTGGCCTGTACCTGAACCTGATCCGCGGTGCAGATGAGCCCGACCTTGCGATCGCCTCCAACGACTACTTCCAGTACTTCGAACAATCCCAAACCTCGATGAAGCGCTACACCGGCGAGGATGCGGACGCGGGATTCGTCTCGCTGAAGTACAAGAATATGGATGTGATCTTTGACGGCAACAGCGGCATCCCCGCTTCCCACCTCTACATGCTCAATACCGAGTACTTCGAGGTTGTGGAGCACAAGGACGCAGCGATGACGGTCAGTGAAGAAACCCGCCCCTACAACCAGGATGCCGTTGTGATCCCGGTTCTATGGATGGGTAACCTCGTCTGCTCGAACCGCTTCCTCCAAGGCGTCGTCAAGAGCTAACTCAACCCAACTCATAGGAGCCAATCATGGCTGGTCGTAATGCATTAGCGGCGGTAGGTACCTTCCCCGTCGATATCTGGGATGCGTGGTATGGGAAGTACAGTGCAGGGCAGGCTGTACCCCCGACCGCGCTCGGCAACAACCTCACGCTCGGCATGCAGATCACCACGTTTGATGATTACTGGGGTCAGGGAGAGTTCATCCTCTGCCAGTTCCAGACCGCATCAACCGCGCTGGTGACCGGCACGCTTGTCAAGTGGGACCAGAACTACATCGTCTCGGCGGTCCCCGCCACCGCGAACCTGGGCTACCCCGTGGGCTTCCTGTCCAGCAATTTCCCTTCGGACAGCACCCTAGGCGTCCTGACCGCCCCCTGGAACCAGATCCAAACCACCAACCAGCTCTACGGATGGGTCCAGATCGCTGGCCTTGCCCCCGCGCTGAACAACGGCACGGCGGCAACCGGTAAGGCATTCATCAGCGCCACGGCTGGTCAGATCACCTCCACGGCTGCGGCCGGTCAGGAGGTTTTGAGCACCGAAATCGTGATCGCCACCGGTGGCACGTGGTCTCGCTACGGCAACACGACCTTTGTTGGCAACACCATCAATGGCCGCTCGGAACTGTTCCTGACCGACAAAATTGCGCTCTTCTTCGGTCTGACGCTGGCCGGCACGGGCATCCCGTCCAACACCACTATCTCCGACATGCAGACCGGGCGCAATAACTCCGTTCTGATGAGCGCCGCTGCGACGGCCTCGGGTGCGGTGACTGTGACTCCTGCCTACACCGGCGGTGCGAACTACTGCATCGTCCGGTGTGAGCGCCCGAGCATGCAAGGGCAGATCACCTAGGAGTCCACGATGCCTCTGAACAAACGCATGATGGCCGTCGGCTTGTCCGCGGAAATGGCCAAAGCCACCAACGGCCAGTTTGTCAACCTGCCCGCAGGGGTGGGGACGACGCAGGCGGGTGCGACCGCGGTTTCGGGTGACGTGAATGTGATTGTCACTTCGAGCGCGGGCAACACTGCCTTCGTCCTCCCCAACGATGCGATCGCGAGCGACAACGTCGATATCATGGCACTGACGACCATTTCGGCTTCCGCCCTGATCTTCCCCCCTCTGGGTGGGACGATCAACGGCGGCGGCACGAATGCGTCAATCACCATGGCAGCGGGAACGAGCGCCACGTTCTGGTGTACGGCCAACCTGACGTGGATCACGAACCCGAAGACGCCTAGCTGACCACCAAACTGCGTGGCCGTCTCCCCACGCATTCCCCCGGAGGGGCAACTCTCCGGGGGCTTTTTGGAGACTGGAGATGAGACAATGAACATGACCATACAAGATGTGCAGCAGATGGCACTAGCGATTGCCAAAGCCAATGGGCACCCCGATCCTGAGCTGTACGCTCGGCTGGTGGTGGAAGCCTACGTACCCGCGGACCCGGCGATTTTCGCCCCCACGATGTTTGTGATGGGGGCAACCCATGGCGAGTGATGAGCGCAAGCCCTATATTAAATTCGAGACGGTGCCGGTTGAGGACCGCGCCGCGTCCCAAGCCGGCATCATGGCCTACCGGGATGTGGATTTCATCGTGATCATTCCACACGGTTCGGAGGGCAAGACCGAGCTGCGCGAGATCTACCCCGACTGGCTGGCCAAGATGAAGCAACAGCTCGGGCCGGTGCGTGCGCCGGGGGCGGATGCGGGCACTCCCTTTGTGATGGAGTCGCGCTTCCCCCGGGAGTGGCTTGACACGATCGAGAAGGGGTATGCCGCTTGGAAGAAGGGGGAGGAGTTGCCGGTTGAGGGCACGCCGCTCAAGCAGTGGGCCGTCCTGCCCCCCGCGATGCTCTCCAACTTGATCGCCAACCATGTCTACACGATCGAGCAATTAGCCAACGCGAGCGACGAGGCTATCAACCCAGTGGGGATGGGGGCGCGCCTGTTCCGCAACCGCGCTCAGGACTGGCTCCGTCTAAACAAGGAAAGCGAGCAGAACAAGACCGCACTGGAGGTTAACCGGCTGCGGGAGGACAAGGCTCGCATGGAAGGGCAGATCGCCGACATGCAGAACCAGATGGCCGCACTCATGGCCCGCATCCCGGCTGTCGAGCCCCAGAAGACGCTTGAGACTCACAACTCCACTCTCCACGTCAAGCAGAAAGCCGCCTAATGCTCTCCATCTTGGCCTGCGTCCAGGAAGCGTGCCGTCGGATCGCTCTGCCGGTACCTTCGGTCCTTGTGTCAAACACTGACCCGCAGATCAATCAGCTTCAGGCTATGACTAACGAGTTGATGCAGGAGACTATCAAGCGGTACCGGTTCCAGGTTTGTGTACTCAATCCAAGCTGGACGAGTGTGGCCACCCAAGTCCAAGGCACCATCCAAGCACTCTGGGGGATTGAGCCCGAAAGTATCGTCAATGCCACGATGTGGGACTTCAGCCTGCGCCGGCCGATCTTCGGCCCGATGGACGACACCAACTACCAAATCATCCAAGCGCTGATCCCCTCAGGCCCGATCTTCCAGTATCGCATCCAGGACAACAACCTGTTGATCCTGCCCCCCCCACCCGCAGGCAACACCCACTCCGTCATCATCCGCTCGAAGAATTGGCTCGCGCTGAATGGCAATCCTGCGACGCTTGGCTACTATATCCAAAACGATGCCGACACTCCCCTGATCGATGACACGACCCTGATCATGGGCCTGAAGTATCGGTTCAAGAAGGAGAAGGGGCTACCGTACGCCGAGGATGAGCAGTCCTGGGAGAGCATGATCGAGAACATCGCCCTGCGCGATGGCTCCAAGAGCATCCTCTTCCTCGACAAGCCCTCGCAGGAATTGGTGCCGGGGATCTTCGTCCCCTCGGGCAACTGGCCTCTGTCCGGCGGGACCCTCTAACGGGGCGCAGCCATGCGCCGGTCCCTCGAAGACAAGAAAGTCCCCGAGCAGCAAAAGTCGCTCATCGTCACCATGCCGCCCCCGGTGGGTGGTTGGAATGCGCGCGACGCACTACCCAACATGCCCGTCACGGACGCGGTCCAGCTCACCAACGAGGTGCCTTGGCCCAGTGACGTTCGGACACGCCTTGGCTCCACCGACTGGAGCACCGGCTACCCTGCCCCCGTCAACACCCTGATGCCCTTCAATTCCTCGACCGCGGGCTCCAAGAGGCTGTTCGCGGCGAGTGGGACAGCCATCTACGATGCGACCTCCAGCGGGGCGGTCGGCGCTGCGGTGGTGTCGGGGCTGACCAACAGCCAGTGGCAGTGGGTGAACTTTGCCACCAGCGCGGGCCAGTTCCTGTGCACGGTGAATGGGGCGGATAGCTATTACACCTACAACGGCTCGGCCTGGACTGCCACCGCCACTATGCCCATCACGGGCGGCGGCACGCTGAACATGAACACGGTGATTGGGATTGCCATCTACCAATCCACCCTCTACTTCATCCCGATCAACACCCTGGGTTTCTATTACCTGCCCGCCCAGCAGATAACGGGAACCGTGACTTACTTTAACCTCGCCGCACTGTGCAAGAAGGGTGGGTATCTTGTCCAGATCGACACTTGGACAGTGGATGGTGGGGCGGGGCCGCAGGATTACTTCGTTGCGCTGACCTCCGAGGGCGAGGTGGTGGTGTTTCAGGGATCGGCCTTCAGCATCCCGATCGGCACCGCTGGCTTCATGAACATGGTGGGGGTGTACTTCATCGCGCGGCCGCTTGGGCGGCGTTGCACCTTCAAGTACGGCGGAGACCTCCTGATCCTGACCGAGCGGGGCGTCTTCCCGATCTCTGTCGCGCTGGCCGCTGCGTCGATCGACAAGAGGGTGGCGATCACCGACAAGGTTGAGCCCGCGTTCGTGGCGAACGCTCAGGCCGCTTTCAGCAGCTTCGGCTGGCAGCTCGAAGCCCACACCCAAGGCCAGATCCTCATCGTCAACATCCCGACCACCCCGCAAGTCCAATTCGTGATGCAGTTTCAATCCCGCGGCTGGTGCAACTTCACCGGCTGGAACGCCAATTGCTTCCTCTACTTCAACGGGGTGATGTACTACGGTGGGGCGACGGCGGTGACGGCCTGCTACACCGGCACAAGCGACAACGGCAACGCGATCCAGACGGTGATCCTGCCCGCTTTCACCCAGCTCAAGATCCCCGGCCAGCAGAAGCACGTCAAGATGGTGCGGCCGTACTTCTCTGCGAACGGGAACTTCGCCTTCAGCGTGGGGGCAGCGGTGGACTACAACGTCCCCTACCCGCCCAACGCTCCCCAGGCCGTCACCACCACTCTCTCCCTCTGGGATGTGGCCCTTTGGGATGTAGGAGTGTGGGGCTCGCTGAACGCGCAGAGCAAGCCTTGGACCACCGTCCTGAGCTTCCCCTGCGTCGCCTTCACCCCCTTCTTCCAGATCAGTACCAACAGCGCCACGATCATGATCGAGGCATACGACGTGCTGTTTGCGCGGGGTGGGGTGCTGTGAGGATGCTGCTGGAGCCTCAGGAGCGGATCGGCGCCTGGGTGTGTGAGCACTCACATTCCCTCTGGAACGACAAAATGACTGCGATCGGGGTGATCACCGATCGTGATGAGCTGGTGGCGGGGGCGGTATTTGATGACTTCACCGGGCCTCGGGTGGCGCCGCACGTCGTCTGCCTGGATCCGACCGCCGCCCCACTGCTCGCCCGCCTGCTATGCCGCTACGCTTTCCACCAACTCGGCGCCCGCGCCTTGACCCTGCGAGCCGAGACGGGTAATATCCCAGCAGTAAGTCTTCACTCACGTCTTGGCGCTGTTCCCGAGGGCAGGCTCATCGGCGCAGGACGATCCGGGGATGACATCCTCTTGTCGCGGCTCGATCGAACGAGCCCATTCGTTGCGAGGGTGTTACGTGAACGGCGGAACGGCTCCGGGCGTACCTAACTACCAAGCGCTGATCCAACAGCAGCAGGGGATCAACACTGGCCAATTCCAGCAGCAGATCGGGGCTGGGCGGGTTGGGCAGACCACTCCCTACGCTTCGACGGGCTGGCAGCAGGACCCGACCACGGGGCAGTGGACGCAGAATACCGCGCTCAGCGGAGGCACGGCTGGGGTGGTCAACCCCGCGCTGGCGGGCGCGGGCGCCGCAGCATCGGCCTTCAACCCCGCCAACAATCCGACCTACGGGGGGCCGCAGAACGCGGGCAATCTCTCCTTCAATCCGGCCGGGGTGGCACAGAACCTCTACCAGAGCCAGCTTGGGCTGCTGGAGCCGGGGATGCAGTCCCAGGCGAGCGCCCTCGACCAGAGCTTGAAGGCGCAGGGGTACGATGTCAATCAAGCTGGCGGGGCGCAGACGGCGGAGAACAATCTCCAGAACCAGCAGAATCTCGTGCGTGCGCAGACGGCGAACTGGGCCGCGGGTCAAGCGATCCCCCAAGGTGCCCAACAGCTCGCCGCCCAGGAGTCCATTCCCCTGACCCAACAACAAGTGGCCCAAGGTGCGTTCGGTGCGGGCTTGCAGCAGGCCCAGCTTCCGATTAGTGAGGCTACTGGGCTCACGAACATCGGCCTCGCCCCCGCCAACGCACTGCCTGGAGGGACGGCGCCGACTCCTGGCCTGCCTCCCATCAACGCTCTCGACGCCGGGCAGCAACAGTATGCGAATCAGGTGGGGGGCTACAACGCGAACCTTGCCAGCAATGCGAACCAGTTGAGTGGACTGCTTGGGCTGGGGGATGCGGGCCTCGGTGCCTATGCTGCCAACCCGAAGGCCTTCAACAACCTCGCCAGCGGCATCGGCGGGGCGGTCGGCAACCTCGCCAGCGGCATCGGCGGGGCGGTCGGTAACGCAGGCAGTTGGCTCGGTGGCCTGCTGGGATTCTAATGGCCCTCGACCCCGCCACCCTCCAAGCCCTCTCCCGCGCCGTGGCGCAGCCGTCGGTTGCCAACCCCTATGCCAACGGGCTGAACGTGTCGGGCGCGGGCGGGACGGGGAATTGGGGGGTGAGCTACGACCCCACCTTCGGCACCCTCGCAGCGAACACCGGGTTCGGTGAGGCCCCGATCTACACCCCCTCCCAGTTCAGCGCCCTGCTGGGTAAACTCCCCAGTAACGAGACCTTCGGCAACGGGCCGAATCAAGCCTCGGTGACGGCCAACCCCGACACGCCCAAGAGCAACCTCCCGGGCAGCCAAGCGCAGTACGCCGCCAGCTTCGCGCCCTCCGCAGGCAGTCCCCTCGTGGTGAACACGGGTGGTGGGGGAGGCAGTAGCTTCCTGAATGCTCCGGGTGGGCAGACCATCCAGTACGGCCTCGACCCCAAGACGGGGTATGAGGTGCCAATCAGCGCGCGGGGGTCGGCTCCAGGCACCTCCGACATCTGGGACTCGATCGTGCCAGCGGTTCTGGGCACCGCCGCGCTTGGTGGGGCGGGTGCGCTTGCCGCGGGCGCTGGCGCTGCTGGAGCGGGCGCTGCGGGGGCGGATGTGGCCTCCTCGATCGCCGACCCGACGCTGGGCTTTATCAGTGGGGCGGGTGCGCCGGGGGAGTTGGCCGGCGGGATTGATCTCGGAGCGGTGGCACCACTGGGCGCGGGTGGGGCGGCGGCGGGTGCTGGCGGCATGGTTCTGGATAACTCCGCGCTCATCAACGACATCGCCAACACCGCGGCGGGGAACGTTGCGCCGCAGTTGCAGGCCGATCTGAGTGCGGGCGCCGCGGCGGGGGATGCAGGCATCACGGCGGACATTGGTGGGGGCAGCGGGCTTGGGAGTGCCCTCCGAAGCCTCGCCTCCAACAAGAACCTCCTCGGCTCGCTCTCGAAGGTGATC